ATTCCATTCATATAATAGAATATTACGCAACCAATGTTTTATTGATTGCGTTAATCTTTAACACAGAAAGATCATTTGCCTCGTTTAATACATCCATCCATTTTGGCTTGTTGATACAACTTACTTAGCCCAGAAAGAGGGAATGTAGCAATTTTTTCATTATCAACATAAGCATCAATCATATTAGCATTTGAATCTGCTGCATCTTGCCAAAAGGCATACCACCAAGAATCTCCAACCATTGATCCAAGATTGCTAAAAGGATATTGCTCACCATCTATAGTTAATACTATTTTATTCTTGTCAGCATTATACTCTTTTTTATTATTCGACGAACTTAGCAACAAGCCTAAACTACCTGCACTATCTGGTGAACCATACATGAATCCCATATCACATAAAAAACTTATCTTATCACCATTATGATTATGGATTGTATATTCTCTCCCCCCTCTCTCTTCAATTACATTCCATTGTAGAGGATCAATTTTTGCAAATGTTCCTGCTGAAACTAACGATACAAATAATAAAAACCATCTCATATTCATTCTTTTCGCTTCTTATCTGTAATTATTCTGCAATATCATTTGCCCATTGCACGGCAGCAAAATGAGTACCCAAACCACTCAGGAAAGCAATTACCCCCAAAACAATACTTGCTGCTGTTGATTCAAACAAAGTACCAATACTATAGCCAATAGCTCCCCATACTAAGCTAAATACAATCATCAATGGTATTGCCAGAAATTTTATTCTTAAACTAAAAATCAGTCCAAGAAAAGAACCGCCAAAGGCCCACCATGATTTAGACATTAAACCTATCAGTATTGACAGAATTCCTATTTCAATAAAGAGAATATTAGATTGCTCTTCATTGAATTTCGCATTTGTTACACCTTTACGAACATGTTCAGATGACATGATTAACTATCTCCTGCCACAGATAAAACGCCTTAAAATAACATTTTGTAGCATAAAGTTTCACCATGCAATGGTCAAAATCTTTGACCCATATCAATTAAACTCATACATTTTAGTTACCAGGGAAATAATTTACATGGTTGCAAGTTGCTCTAATTATTTTATTTTTTTAGCTTCATATGCTACATTAACTTGCTTGCGTGCTAATGCATTTTCGGTTTATCCTAAACAGGCATCTTAGTAAAACGGATGCCGGGATTGGAACCCCGGATAATGCAAAAGGCGACACAGACGCCAAAAGCGTCTTTTTTTGTGTCATGCCATCGCACAGCCATACGTAGCACATAGCTCCGAGATCAATGGTAGTGCTGGCTGGGCTGCCGAAAGGCAGGCCGGTTCCCTTTTGCGCCGGTAGTTCCAACCCAGTCAGTGCTACCGCCATTGAGATTGGAACCTCACGCGGTAGCTCCTTAAATTAGCAAAAGGAGGCTGCCATTGTGGCTACTATCCCTACCCCTACTCATCCTGAATTTATCTGGCGCTTTTACTCCTGCCAAAAACACCACTATCACTTCGTTATCGCAGCAACAGAAGACGAAGCACGCTCTCAATTGCCTGATGGCCCCTGCATTTTTACTGCCCGTTTTTCAACTAACTCGCGCAATTCACTTAGTTACTGGAACCTCCCCTTCTCTGCCGACGTTCAGGGGGGTTTATGAAAAAACCTCTCGTCACCCGGAATGAAATAGCCGAAGCGATCGCCCTGCATACTGCCTGTATGCCGACACGGGAGATCCCCGGCGCAATTGCCAACTATTTCATGATAACCAAGCGTTTTTATACCCGGATAGATAAGGCTGTGATCAACAGGCTACTGATAGCCGAGATCAGGGATTATTTGATTGAACAAGGACGTCTACGTTACGCAACAGTGGCAGCAGAAATGAGAAAGGAGGCACATAGAATGACCGGTAATAATTTGAATGTTGAAAAACCAGCACCTGTTGCTTCAGCTACGCCAGCACCAGCCGTGAATGTCATCCCCAACACCGGAGACACAATCGACAGCCAAACATTGTTGAAGATGGTCAATGAGGCACGCAAGTTATGTGGAGAACCATTGGTTAGAAACAATAAATTCATCGAAAAAATACTCGACGAATTAGAAGGTGAGGACGGTTACACAAAAAGTGCAACCGTGCCGCCAGGTGGCGGTACGCCTATGGTTGTCATAACCATGACCTACAAACAAGCCCTGCGAGTTGCCGCGCGCGAGTCAAAAGCGGTCCGCCGTTCGCTGATCGACAAACTGGAAGAATTGCAGCAGGCAAACTCCCCTGCCCCATCGATCCCCCAAACATTACCAGAAGCCCTACGCCTGGCTGCCGAGTTAGCAGAACAGAAAATGCAGTTGGAACAACAGCTGGTGGCCGCAGCCCCTAAAGTCGATTTTGCCGACCGGGTATCAGTGGCCAATGGAATCCTGATCGGGAACTTTGCAAAGGTCGTTGGACTTAAGCAAAACGCCCTTTTCTCATGGTTGCGCCAGAACGGCATTCTCATGGCTTTTGGTGCGCGCAAAAACGTACCGCGCCAGCAGTACATTAATGCCGGGTATTTCACGGTGAAAGAAGTGGTGCTGGATGATGAAAATGGCTACCAGATACGGCTGACGCCCCAATTAACGGGTAAAGGCCAGCAGTGGTTAACTCGCAAGCTACTTGATGCTGGTTTGTTAAAACCAGTAGCAATAGGTTAATAAAAGAAAAAACCTGCCAGCAAACTGGCAGGTTTCTGAGCAGATCGTCCAACCCGATCTGGATCGAGTTAGAAAAATTTGCTCTAATAAATTTCGTTTTCTAAGTGCAAAGAATCACCATTTCGAGCTGGTGATTGAAGGTTGATGCAAATTTGGAGAAAAAATGCAACAAACATTCAATGCGGATATGAATATATCAAACCTTCATCAAAATGTCGATCCTTCAACCACTCTGCCCGTTATTTGTGGTGTTGAAATTACGACCGACCGCGCTGGCCGTTACAACCTTAATGCTCTACACAGAGCGAGCGGACTCGGTGCCCATAAAGCGCCAGCTCAATGGCTAAGAACGCTGTCAGCTAAACAGCTCATCGAAGAGCTTGAAAAAGAAACTATGCAGAATTGCATAGTTTCGTTCGAAGGCCGTGGCGGCGGCACTTTTGCCCATGAATTGCTCGCTGTGGAGTACGCAGGCTGGATTTCTCCCGCGTTTCGGCTGAAGGTAAACCAGACATTTATCGACTATCGAGCTGGAAGATTACAACCTGCTATTCCGCAGAGTCTCCCTGAAGCTCTCCGTTTGGCTGCCGACCTGGCAGAGCAAAAGCAACGGCTGGAGCAAAAAATGCTTATGGATGCACCTAAAGTCGAATTCGCCGAACGCGTTGCTACCGCCAGCGGGGTTCTAATCGGCAACTATGCCAAAGTGCTCGGCCTGGGCCAAAACTATCTCTTCACCTGGTTGCGTGATAACGGAATTCTGATCGCAACCGGAGAACGCAGGAACGTCCCCAAACAAGAATACATCTCCCGTGGGTATTTCCCCCTTAAAGAAACCGTGATCGATACAAGCAATGGAAGCAGGATTTCTTTCACGACTCGTATAACCGGCAAAGGTCAGCAGTGGCTGATGAAGCGATTGCTTGATGCTGGTGTGCTGGTACCTGTCGCGGCAACGCGCTAACAGACGTAGTAAGAACCACCAGCATTGTAATGCTGGCTAAAGTCACTTTCCTGAGCTGTATAACGATGAGCGATTTTACTTTTTCTGGCTATGAATTGGCCTGCTTTGTAACACACTCCGGTCTATCCCGTAGCGCCGGGCATATCCTGTCGCAATGTGCAAATCTCGCGGCAACAACCAGTGAATACTTCATTCACAAGCCTCACCGCCTGATCGCGGCAGAAACTGGTTATAGCCAATCAACCGTCGTTCGTGCATTCCGTGAAGCTGTAAACAAAGGAATCCTGTCTGTAGAGATTGTTATCGGCGATCACCGTGAACGTCGCGCTAACCTGTACCGGTTTACACCATCCTTTTTGGCCTTCGCACAACAAGCCAAAAATGCGCTGATTGAAAGCAAATTAAAGATCTCTTCAGCGGCAACCAAGGTTAAAGCTGTTCTCGCTAAGACATTGGCTTTATTTAATTTTTTATCCACACCCCCATGTCAAAATGATACCCCCTCCCCCTGTCAGGATGACGTGGCAATAAAGAATAAGAAGTCACAAGTTAAAAAAACAAAAAGATCAGTTTCCGGCGGTGCCGGAACGAGCAGACTCAAAAAATTGACTTCATGGATCGCTGAGGCAAAAGCAAAGGCTGACAATCTGCGGTTATCCAAAAAACGCGCTCAAAAACATGAGTTCAAGCAGAAAGTAGAGGCGGCAGCGCGGAAATATGCTTACCTGAAGAACAAGCGTTCTCCTGATATTTGCGGGATATCAAACTTCGATAATCTGCCGCATTGCATGACGGTAAACAAAGCTCTTAATGCGGTTTTAGCCAAAAATAAAGATAACGAACAATGGGGTATACCGGCAGGATTCAGAGGGTGATAGATTGCTCTAATCTGGAGTCACCTGGCGTTTTCAGTTTGAGGTCGGAGATGCAATCTGATTTTTTACAGTTAGCGATCGCTTTTGCAGGATATGTTTGTATTGGCTTCTGTGTATACATGATCAGCCGAAAAATGCTTGTCGATATCGACCGCAAAGAACGAGCAGAGGAGATCTTAGTATGGATTTTCTTTGGCGCGGTCTGGCCATTAGGGATCATGTTTGCTGCAACATTTCTTCTGATGTGGATATTCACCCTTCCAGGTGATTTCTATAGAAAAAAAGCCAGACATTGATACAATCGTTGCGGGTGCTTGAGGCTATCTGCTTCAGGCATGACCCGAAAAGCAGATAGAAGAAAGCCCCAGATAACATTACGCGTCCTGCAAGACGCTTAACATTAATCTGAGGCCATATCTATGCTTAGCATACGTAGATTAGCCTCTTACCGACCAAAAGGTCAAGGAGAAGCAGGCTATGAAGCAGCAAAAAGCGATGTTAATCGCTCTGATCGTCATCTGTTTAACCGTCATTGTGACGGCACTGGTAACGAGGAAAGACCTCTGCGAGGTACGAATCCGAACCGGCCAGACGGAGGTCACTGTCTTCACAGCCTACGAATCTGAAAGGTAAGAGACCTGGCGGGGAGTGATCCCCGCCACTCTTCGTGTGTCTGGTAACCTCAATGCACCCTTTTCTCCCCAATAGTGTAAAACACAATGAAGTAGAAGGAGTTATTTCACATCATGCAAAGATTCAGACCATATCTCCCAATAGCCTTCGCGACATGATGACTTTCAGAAATATCTAGCTGTTAACAAAATTCCATACTTGCTTTGCTAATACCACCTAGATTATATATGGAAAAATACACCTAAAACTTAAACAAATTATATCCACAACAAACATCCATCTATTA